CAATTGAAATTTATCACCAGTGGAACCAAGTTCCACACCGAAAGTATCAGCAGTTGTATTATTTGAGTCGATTGCCTTCAGTGAACAAGTATCGCCATCACCAACGAATGCAACTTCTGGTAGTTGAAGAACACCAGCAGCTTTAATTACAGATTGAAGATCATTCCAGTCAATTTCAACTTCAACATCATTGGATGGAATAGTGATTTCTTTTTCTGGCGGGGCGATAATCATAGATTTGTCAGCAAAGTAATATCGGGTCTTTGTTTTACCTTGAGCCATCGTGAAATGATTACTTTCAAATTGAACATCTGGTTCACCGAATAGTCCATAAGTAGATAGGAAACGAGACATGTCATAAACACAGGCTTCTGAAGGAATCTCGTCCTCAATATTTGCAATAGCCATTACAGTCTTTTGTGGACTGATAGTGCGCAGTTGTTTGCCGGGTTTAAAGATAATGGATGGGTTAATTGTCGCAAAATTCTTGAGAACTGTGAGTGTGCGTTCAGAAAATTTCATAGTAATTCCTTTCAATGAGTGTCATATAATAGATTGAATATATCATAATGTGGGAAAAAGTCAACCAAAATTACTCCAGAAATACTGGAATACTGACTTTTTCGGATGTTTTGTTAAACTTTGACTTGACCGCTTGCTCTAGGTCGATGTTAAATTCATTTGCAAGCAAGTCGATAGTGATGAGAACATCACCAATTTCCTCGACTAGATTTTCCATAAGATCATTAATGTCTTTGTTATTGCCGATAATCCCATTCCGTGCTCTATAAACTTTCTTTACGGCATTTGCAAGTTCACCCGCTTCACCAGCAAATTCTACTGCTCGAAATAAAATATCAACATTTTCAGCGCCAGTCCACATAGTCTGGCGCTGATTATTCTTTTGTCGTAGTTGTGTCAAAAATGAGTCTGTCATGGTCTTGTCCCTAATTTATTCTTTTTCTTTGCTTTTGCATCGGCTCCTGCTGTAGGAGACGCTCCAATAGATGCGATTGCTGCCATCGAGCCGCGGAAGACATAAGTTCCAACATGTTGTAATTGCATCCATGGACACATATGAATTGTAATACCTATCTTACGAGCATTTTTACAGAAGAAATAATCCTCAGATAGATACCGCTTTGTTTCTGGATCAATTCCACAATCAAAGAATGCAGTGATTTCTCTATCACCGTTAAAATTTTCAGATCTTACATGGTCTGGTTTATAACTATACTCTGGATATGCTGCAGAATATTTTTCTAGCACAGTTCTAGGAATAAGCATAAACCCAGTACCACCTTCGGCAACTTCAACTGGCTCGTCAATTTTAAATGATTGAACTTCTCTTGCAGGATTAAATACATAATCTGCAGAATAAAAGGCAAGATCGGAAGGATTTTCTGCTTTGCCATTTTTAACAGCAGATTTTACTTTTTCCCATGCAATTGTTTTCTTAGGATATGGACCAGTAACAATCTGATATTTTACCGGATCTGATATTTGCAGTGCTAATAGCATTAATACATCTTTAGGATTAAATCCAATATCAGCATCAACAAACATCAAATGTGTACAATCTGATCGCAAAAATTCATCAACAACATAATTTCTTGCACGTTGAACTAAACTCTCGTTAAAAAGAAAATATTCTTTAACCTCAATTCCATGTGTAGCACAAAGTTTAAAAAGATCATTTGTAGATTTACAAAAAAGACCTGCGCAATTACCTCCATACATAGGAGTGCCGAGGAATATGGAATACTTTCGTAAGTCTTCTGTAGTTATTTCAAGTTTCATTTATCACCTTTTCGGTTGTTCTAAATCATTTTCTAGTCTAAGGATTGTTTGATACCGCAGCATATCGGCAAGAATATCCCACGCGCTGTCGTGCTCTACAAAAACTGATTTCCAAAATTCTTCGTCTTGGATTGGGGTAATATTTGTAGTAACGGGATTATTCAATTTAGCATTAATATGAGTTCGCATATCTTGCACTCTATTAAATCGGAAATATTCCTTAAAGGTGTAAGTTTTGCCAACTACTTTAAATAGTCTTTGGAGAATAATTGGATCAAAAGTATTACCACGTGAGAACCAATAGTCAAACTTACCAATTGTATTCATATGTGTAATCAGTTGATTGATAAACTGATCTACGGTAAGATCATCGGGGGAAGGTTTGACATGTTTACGAGCTTCTGGTGATACTTCTTGCCAAAATTTAAGCGCAGTATCTTGGACAATAAACCCATAATTCGTGACTTGATCTTTCACTGACAATTTAAACTTCTTTGAAAGGGTAACGTCTCTACAAGAATAAGGATTGTCAGACAACATTTTATCCGTATCGGCGACAAGTATAGCCATGTCTACTGCGGCACAAGGTTCGAGCACATCATCGCCCATTGTTTCAAAATCTATAAAGATTAATTTCATAATATACTTTCTTAATCAAACCATGATACAGGTTTCTGATGTTGCTTTTTATTTTCGATTGCTTTATCAATAAGATTATTAAGAGTTTGCACCCAATTTTCTTTGGAATGTTTCTCTTTGGTCTTTTGTGATAGTTCCATTCTATCAACTTTTAGTAATTTGTCAACTGCTAATTTGAAGTCCTTCTCAGTTTTATTAGTCATTGCTTCAAAATACTCTGGTCCTGGTGCAATATCCTCAGAAGCGTGTTTGTTTTTATTAGCGCCAATTCTGAATAAAACTACTGGTACACCACGAGCAAATGCTTCAAGTGCAGTAATACCCCAGGTCTCTCTGGCACAAGTGGAAAGATAAACACCAGATCTTGATAGGTGATCCATAACTTCGACGTGTTTTAGATTAAACATGGTTTCCTTTGGGCTTTCCCAATGGTTATTCTTGTCAAGGTATTCTTGTTGAACTGGAAGTAATTCATACGCAGAGGTAAGAACCAATGATTTCAAGTCACTCTTACCTGCAAGTTTATGTAAAAGAAATGGATCTTTTTCCTTGTCAACTCTGCCAATGGTGACACAATCATAATCAATCTGCATAGAAACTTGTTCATCTCCATTGCAGAATGCAGAATTAATTAGACCACCATTTAATTCAAGTTCTCTGCTCCGAACTCTCTTGGACAGATCATTCATACCATCATATTGCCATTGACTAACCATAGCAAGAGTACCACCGTTGTCGACAAACTCTTTCATCATATCAAGTTGAGGGATTTTAAAAATACCACCAGATGCTGTATGTGATATCCACATCATAGGTACATCAACCATTTTTTGGATATTAGTTGTAATAGTTCCCGAATCTTGATTTGAAATAACAAGGTCAGGTTTATGGTTATGTATAAATGCAAGTAACTTTGGCGTTACAGTTCTATTTTTGCGATCATCTCGGTTATAATAGAACGGAATTACTTCCGCATTTGCATATTTGTAAATAAACTGCGAGAATCGTTCTAGTCCGCCAGAAACTCTTGGTGAATCTAAATCGTTTTCATCATTCATTAAGAAAGGCATTACAATTTTAGTCATTTAGTATCCTCATAATGTTGTCTCCATTCATCATATTCATCTTCTAAAAGAACCCAACGAAGTTTTGTAGATGAATTATCTTTCCGTTTATCCCAAATAATCCACATATATGCAATCATACCGCCAAGTTGCTCATTTTTATTTATAGCTTCAGGATACCCGGCTCCAAATCTAATACGATCCGAGAGGATAATTATATCACTTGGAACATTTTTTGTAAATAGTTTATTTCGTTTTTTGCCTTCTAGATATGTCAAACGAACAAATAAAGCGGTCACTGCATATTCGGACACACCCTTTTCTGCTATTTTACGAGGTAAATCCTGAAAATATGGTGGATTTGTCACAAAAGCATCATAATCAACTTGTTTTGGAAGAGTTAAAACATCTTGTCCAGTTTGAATAGAACATAATTGATCTGGATATTCGTGCATATCGAATGATTTAACATTAAACCCATTCCGAATTAGTTCAATAGAAATATTACCGCGCCCAGCACATGGTTCAATAATATTCTTCGGTAAATCAACATATTTCTGAAGTATATATGTTGCTATTGGCGGTGTTGGATAAAGATCATTTTCATTCCGATTTTCATCATCTTTTTTCACACCGACGTATATATCTTTGAGATTTTTAGCCATTCACTGTCCAATCCAATTTATCTGAATTTGTATATGTAATGCCAATGTCACCGACTTCTACAATCATTTGTTTTGAAACTTTATCCCACTTTTCTGTCCATGGTGTGATATAGACATATGGATCTGGTGACATGACAACTCTTTTAATACCAGCTTGAATTATAGATTTTGTACATTCAGGGCAGACTGGAAGTCCATAAACATAAATTGTAGCACCTTTTACCGACACACCACTGTGTAGCGCATGCATCAATGAGTTCATTTCTGCGTGCACAATTCTAGGATACTTTTGTTCACGGTCATTTAATCTCTCTTCGGTATCTTCAATACCTTTTGGAAACCCGTTGTAACCAGTGGCAAGTATTCTGCGCTCGTCATTGACAATGACTGCACCAATCTTTGAGCTTGGATCTTTAGACCATGTTGAAATTTCTCGGGCTAATTTCATGAACCGAGCATCCCATTTTGAATTAACTTTTGGCATTAATTTTTATCCTGGTGGTGAGTCCATTTTAGTTTCTTTTGCCATACATTTTCTGGTTCTTCATTTTCAAGAAAGTCACGTGGCAAGTCACGTGCTTGAACCATGCCATAGATAACACCTTGTATGTCTCTTAACTCTTTGATGAGATCACCAAAGTTGGTAGGAATAAAAACACCGTGTTCTTTCGGTATTGTAGGATTACTACTGTCATAGCCATGCCGAAGTATTTTTCCTACTACTTGGATTACTTCTGCGCACTCTTCGGCAAGCATAGCAAGCCGTTCTGTTTCTGCTGGTGTTAAGTTATTGAAATTTTCAGATGTCATAGTCAAACCTCACTCATGATATATTTGTCTTTAGGTAAACAACTTTATAAATAATAGTGTAGATCACGGAGTACCAGTCCCATCTACTCTACGTTGATAATTTTAAAAGGAACGCAGCATGGATATTTATTCCATTTTGGCAAGTAAGCCGCACAATTCACATTATTTGAATAAGTATATAACATTTATTCAAAAATGTCAACTTAAAAATACTAATTATAATGGTAATATTGAAAAACACCATATTTGCCCGAAAGCAAATGACATGTTTCCAGAATATAAATCATTTTTAATTTATCCTTGGAATAAAGCATTTTTAACACATCGCCAACATTTTATTGCACACTTATTACTTTGGAAAGCTTATCCAAAAAGTTATTCTTGTGTAGATGCAATATGGGGTATGAAATGCAGGAGAAAAACATTTATGAACTCCAGAATTTACGATAAACTTAGAGTAGAAGCAGTAACAAATATTTCTAAAAGAAACAAAAATAAAGTTGTTGTATATGACAAAAATAATCCAGAGATATATTTTAAATCAAATATAGACGATCACAATTATCTAAACGGCAATTATATTCCAATTTTAAAAGGTATATCATTAAAGGATGATCATAAACACAAAATTTCAAATACAAGTAAAGGAGTACGCAAAACAACAGCTCATAAAAATAATATATCCTCTGGTTTACGAGGTAAAAAGAAAAGCAGTGAGCACACAGAAAAAGTTAGGAAAGCATTAACAGGCAGATTACTTTCGGAAACTCATAAAGAAAATATAGGAAAGGGGCAACTTGGTCTAAAAAGGTCTGATGAAACTAGAGAAAAAATGTCTAAATCACAGAAAGGAAAAATAGTATCAAATGAAACTAAAGATAAAATTTCCGAAAAAATGTCTGGGATAAATCATCATAAACATAAGTATTTTTATTCAACACCCATAGGAATATTTGATTCTGCATCAAGTTTAATAGATATGGGTATTTCTCGTGAAAAAATGAAAACATGGTGCATAAAATGTGATAGAAAAATATCATTGAGAGTTTATAGGAATAGTATTTTCTTGCAAACTAATTTTTTTAATAATATAGTGGGAAAAACCTATAGAGAAATAGGTTTTTCCGTAATTGCGAAAGATCAGATATCATAATTGAAATTAATATGTTGTTCTTTCTCTCTTGGTAGAGGCTCACCATAAGAATTTCTATATTTTTGATTTGTTCTTATAACTTCTTCTAATATAGTAAAGTGGTTTTTTTCTTTTTTTGCATACATAACAAATGCAGGTCCGTCTTTTGCAAAACATGCCCCCGCGGCACCTTTGCGACCGTCATGTCCAGGTACCATAGTATGTGAACTGCCTATCCTAGGATCCGTAGTGATTGCCTTTTGTATAATACTAAAATTAGAACCGTTCTTTTCAATTAAATCAAAAAGTTGGTTGAAAAATAATACCTTTGTCATTAAAAATGAATTCATACCATATTTGACAAAACTTGCTTCTTCGGCGGTCATGTGGTAAACAGCACATGGTTTACATGCACTATATCTAGTGTAGATCTTTTCAAGTTTTTCTGTTTGTTCAGAATCTCCACCGAACACGTGCATGATCGGATTGACAAAATCTTCATTTGCAGACTTTTCGGTCAAAAATTCTGGATTGTAAATGACTCTTGGATCTTTTGCAAGTTCACCGACAATACTCGGAATGACTGTTGATTTAATCACAATCATACCAGACGTGTATGCAAGCAAATCAGTTACAGTAGAAACTAGAATTGAAGCATCAATGCTTGCATCTTGCCCCATCGGAGTTGGAACACAAACAAATGACACTTCAACATCAGATTCCATTAAATCAGAGACTTGAGTTCCATATTTCGGATCAATGATTGTTTTATTACAGTTACCATTCGGAAACCCATAATCTACTGCTGCACCGACAAACCCGTGCCCCACAATAGCCATTCTTAACTTTTTCATATTAGTCACACCATCCATTATATTTTAACAATTCGATATATTTAGTTAATTCTTTCTGAGGTTTCCACCCCAATTCTATAGTTTTTTCACTCTTAACCTCTGCACTTAGGCGATTACCTTTTCGTTCTGGTAAATATTCAATTTCACCACCAAACATTTCGGCAACTTCTTGAATTGAATACGAATTTGGATTTCCAATACCGTATTCGTCGCCTTGTCCACCGAAACCAACAAGAATTAAAGCATCGACAATATCATCAATGTGTGTAAAATTTCTCTGTTGGATACCTGGCATTACAATAGGAAGTTTTTTGCCTTGTTTCATTAATGACTTGTATTTAGCAATAAGTGTAGCATATTTTCCGTCTTTGATTTCACGTTTACCATAAACATTATAGAAATACGTAATAGCATAGTCAATAGAATGCCATGAACAATATTGATTTACAAAATCTGTATTGGATGCTTTCGACCATTGATATGGACTTATAACATCAACTTTTGCAAATTTGGTTGATGAACCAGCATAAATTAATTTTGCATTACATTGTTTTACATATTTAAGAACTTCATATGTTCCTACTTTATTAAAATTCCATACAAGTTCCATATCATCAAATGATTGTTCTACTCGTGAATATTCACCAAGGTGATAAACATATTCAAAAGTTTCACTGTAAAGTAAAGACAGTATATCTTCAGTACTTCCGTTAATATAAGTTACACCCGAAATATGATTATCACTTGAGCCAGTAAAATAATTATCAAGTGATGTAACATTATGCCCCAGTGATACAAGACGTTCACACAGGTGGCTGCCGACAAAACCAGCACCACCTGTGACAAGAATATTATGCATGATTAGAAAGTCTCCCCTTGGGGTATTCATTTAAACTGAATGTAGGATCTGAAAATGTGTTATTTGACCCATAGTTACGGTATAATTCCATACCATAATTATCTACTTTATTGACTATGTCAACATCTTTTTTCAAGATTGGAACATTTTGTCTAGCAGGTTGGCCGAACTTATTTATGATTTTATCAAGGTTTACATGGTGGTGTGCTCTACCATATTTTTCTACAAGTTCAACACAGTCTGGATGCATTTCATAAAGCATCTTGGACTTATTATATGATGCATCTTCCTGATAGTTGTTATAGATTTCGGTAGTATTACCACCTTTAACCGTACCAGTCCGGAGTTTCCCACAAAGGAACGAATAGAATAACATAGTGCAAAGACCTTCTTTCAAAACTCTAATTGAAAGATCAACGTCTTCATTATACTTACCGCGCCACATTACAGGGCAGTCATTATCAATAAGGAAACAAGACATTATGCGTGTATTTAAAATATATGGAGGGTATGCACAATCATCAATTGCAAAGAATTTGTATTGAAAACCTGAAAGTGCAATATTTTCAAACCGATCAACAAAATCTTCTGCGGCACGGAAAATTGCGGAACCTTTATCTACGCGGTAACGCTTGTTATTATGTAGACGATAGAAGTCGAGCATATTATCATCCATAAGCCAATGCCGCTTGAAACCAGTTGCCTTTGAATGTTCCCAACACCAATTTCTAGCAGGTCCAGAACCTAGCCCATGGTTGCTGAAAGGTAGAGCCAAAACTTTTTCTTTGCCCACTGCATTTACATAGTTATCATATTCTTGTGGTTCAACAGCAAGATAATACGGAACACCCATCTTGTCCAGAGTTCTTGCTGTGTGTCTTGATTCCCAGCGGCCTTTCGATATCACATAGATGGGGTATCGAGGATTATCATTCATCTGTGTCGTCATCTTCACTAATTCCTTCAATTTTATCTTGTTCATATCCTTCTTCAACATATCGACTCATCATATTTGGATCGCGCGGTCTATCTGGATATGATACCACATCAGTTCGATCTGTCAATTTGTATCCGAATAATTGTCCAAAATGTTCACGATCTTCTTTATTCTTAAATTTAATTACAATTTGTTTCCACGGGTCTTTGGATGGTTGTCTAAAACTCGGCATGCCTGCAGCCCACCATTGAAGATAATGATCGCGCCAGTGATTTTGTAATTCTTCTACTGTATTAATTTCAATTAATGTGCTCATATTTAATCTCCAAAGAAGTCAGAAAATGCTGATTTTTCACCTGGTGTTTCATAGATAAACCCCTTTAATTTCGGAACAGGTTTACTTCCGATTTTGTTCATAAACTCAATATAGTCTTTTTCGGAATGAAAGTTTACCATTAGTCTCTGCCAATCTTCTGGAAATTCATTATCACGTTCTTTTTTCTTGACTTCTGGTTTATATTCTTTTGGTGTTTCACCAAGAAACTCATTTAATGATCCTTTATTGATATTTTCTTCGGCTACATAATCGACCATATCATCATAGTCTTTTGAAGTATCCCTGACTTGTTCTTTCATACTTTACTCCTAAAATAAATCTATTTAGATAACTTTAACACAAGTTATGCATATGTCAACCAAAAAAACTTTCAAGCGTGTCAACTTTTTTGGAAGTCCAACCCATTGCATGCAGCACGATTTCGAGAGGTTTCAAGAATACCTTATCGAATTGTGTGTCATAATCCACATATCGGTCAATACCGAGTTCAGTTGGAAGATATCCAGGAAATGCAATCACATTTTCACGGACGGGGTTGGGAAGTTTCAAATAAACAAATTTTACTTTATCACCTGATCTGATTGTTTCATATTTGTTATTTAGATCTTTATCGGAAAGATACTTATTGTAAAGTATCGCGCCTCGGACGTGAATTGGACAACCTTTTGTATACCAACCTTGCTTGTCCATGAATTTGCCGATATCATCGGTTCCAGATGTCTTAGCAACTTCTGCGGCGGGAAGTGATGAAAATTCACGACGGAAACCTTCAATAAAATCCTGTGCATCAGTTTCGGTTCCGTTCAAGAACACTTTGAATGCATCTTCCATTTTATTTCGGCAGACTTCTGGAGTAGAAGACCGAACAGATTCAACACCTGTAACTGCAATTTTTGGTTTTGCATAGTGAACGCCTTCAGAGTTTAAAACATTCATGATATAGCGCTTCTTGGCAATAAAGATAGTCTTGTCCGTAATCTTTTCACGTTTCATGGACATTGCATTACGGTATGCACCCATCATCCATGCAAGTTTTTCATAACCCTCTTGGATGGCAGGTTCTAGTTTTTCCTTTGAAACTGCATCAAGGAACTTTTCACCTTGTTCACGTGTAATCTTTGTAGTTCCAAATATCTTTTCAACAAGTGGGGCCATATTCACATAGTTAGAGTCAGTGTCAACATATGAGACGTAATCTTTATTATCAGTTTTCAAAACAGAATTTAAATAATCATTTATAGATTTCTGTGAATACCGAATTGAAAGTTGACCAGATGTTGTGATAGCCTCGGCCATTTCAGAGATATAGTATAGGAAGTAACGATTAGCGGTTGCACCATACAAGCTGTTCATAGCAATTTTAATAGCCATTTGCGCATTATGTAATTGTGTTATTTGCTTCTTGTATTCTTTTTTCTTTACAGGATCACTTGTATCCTGTTCAAGCTGTTCAATACGAAGCATTTCGGTTTTAATCTTTTTACGATTACTATAATATTCTTGAATGATTTCTGGAATGATGCCAAGTTTCTTATTGGTAAAACATACACCATTTGCACAGACCGAATAATCTGGATTTGCATTCCTATATTCATTATTTAGAACCATTTCCTGTGAAATATATTCACGTTGGTCCGGAATATAAGTTTCAGGTGACATGTTGTATTGGAGCATCAGGTGAGGATACAGTGAGTTAAGGTCGAAAGATACGATCCATTCTTTCAGACCAGTGTCAGGGTCCTTTACATAACCACCAACAAGTTCACCAAGTTTTTCACCTGGACCTGATTTAACGGGTGGGACCAAGTTTTTGGTCATTAGTTTACGATAAAGGATTGATTCCCAGATACCAACGGTTCCGAATGCGTCGGAATAGTTGACACCACCACCATATGCAACAGTCAAAACAAGAGCAAGGAGTGCCGTTTCGTCTTCCATCAACTGGATAAGTTGAGTGTCGATTAGGTTATAGTCAAGGTAAAGTTGTGGGTTTTGATTGTATAGTTCGGTCAATGAACCATAGTGAGAGTAATCAAGTTTCTTTTTGCCGAGAACAACGTGTGCAATATGATCTAGTTTGTATGTCTCTTGTGTGCCATATTTGTAACCGAACTTCTTGAATGCATCCATATAGTCAATGATATTGACACCAGAGATATTGTATGTTGATTGATTACGATTGAAGATTTCAGTTGTGACTTTTCGGATGTAGCCCCAGGGTGAAAGTTCTTTGGCCTTTTCCTCACCGAACAAACGGATGATCCGAGTGATGATGTAATAAATGTCGAAGTATTCCACGTTCCATCCGGTCACAATATCTGGAAAGTCATTTGTCCAGATTTGGATGAAGCGGTTCAGTAGAGCCTTTTCGGTATCAAATTCCATGAATTGGATATTGTCTGGGTCAATACCAGACAGTGTCTTGGTCTTGTCATAGCCTTTACGGCCAAGAAGATGATATGTATCTGATTTAGATGATTTAATAGCAATAGAAGTGATTTCATTATCAGCAGTTTCCATGTCTGGAAGTTTTTTGGAAATATCAACTTCTATGTCAAACGAAAAGATATTGATCTGGTTCATGTCAAAGTCAATTTCACTCGGATATTTTTCCTGAATGAATTGTTGAACAAAGTTTGTATTACCATAAACCTGAAAGTTTGATACCTCTTTATATCGTTCAACATAATCTTTTGCATCATTCATAGTATCAAACTGTTTTGGTTTTATAGAATGGTCTCCGACCAAAGATTTATATTTCGTGTCCTCTTTAGTTGGAATAAACAACGATGGTTCATATTTAATCTTACGAGAAAAGCGGCGGTTATTTTCATAGCCCCGCCATAAAATCATGTTACCGCTGCGTTCAACAGATGTATAGAATGAAGACATAAGTACCTCTTAATTATAATGTATTTGGTTTATCTTATCACAAGGTGATAAATTTGTCAACATCAAGCTGCAATTTGCGTGAAGTTTTTCACCTTTTCAAACCGAATGTGATCATCGAACTTTTCGGAGAATTGTTGACCTCTGTGTGAGATGATAAAGATGTTGTCATTTCCGTTCATCTTGTGGAGAATATCAATCAATGATTCAACACCATCAGCATCAGATGGGCCATCAAGTGTTTCATCCATGATAAGTAGATTTGTTGACACTGAGTTTCTTAGTTTGGCAATAGCTCTCCATGTAAACATGATGCTGAGTGAAATGCGCATTTTTTCACCTTCGGAGAATGAAGCAAAGGAGAATGCATCGCGAAACCGTGACTTGATAGTTTCATTAAAGTTTTCATCCAGGTTAAAATCAACAAAAAGTTCGAACTCTGATAGAAACTGATTAATCAATTTATTCATGATAGGAATATATGTTTTTATGATACTCGTCTTGATTCCACCATCTTTTAACATTGTTCCAACAATACCGAGAGTTTCACGGTTCTCGTATAGTTCCGTCTGTTCTTCTTGTTTCTTTTTCAGGTCATTCATAAACTCAAGTATCTTTGTTTGGTCAATTTCTTCTACTTCTCGTTCAGCACCTTCAAGTTCTTTCTTGAATGATTTTAACTGATTGATCATAATCTTTACTTGAACCCGATGCCCATTTGCTGTATTGTGTTGTTTTTGAATTTTATCTTCAACATCGGAAATTTCAGACAAACGAGTTTCAACAGTTTCTATACGAGTCTTTAGTTTGTCAATCCCACCAAGTAACTCTGTATTTTTATCTGATTTCTCCGATACAATATGTTCTTTGAATAGATGTTCAATACCTTGTTTACAAGTTGGGCAATTATCGTGATTTGAATAAAATGAAATTTCATCAATGTGTGTTTTATACTTTGATGTTAGTTCATATAGAAGATTTTTAGCTTGTTCTAAAGTTTTCTTCTGTTTTGCTTTATCTGTAATCAATAATGATAGTTCAGTAATTTCAGTTTCCAGTGTTTCAATTACTTGTTTTTCAACCTCTATTGTATTCAGATTTTCTTCAATTTTACCTTTGATCTTTTCAACTTCTGTTTCTTTGATCCGTTGAATTTCCTCATTATGTTCTTTTGCAGATTCAATTTTGGTTTTCAAAAGATCAATAGAATAATTATTGTCCATGATATTTGTCTTATTATCGGCAATTTTCTCTTTCAATAGAATATTCATTGTGCTGAATACCTGGATATCCAAAAGATCCTCGATGATTTCTCTTCTCTGACCGGCTGGAAGTTCCATGAAAGGAACATATGTTGCGCTTCCAAGGATAACAATTTGAGAGAATGACTTGAAACTCATCTTGATAATATTCTGTTCCAAATATTCTTGATAGTCTCTTGTTGCTGCATCTTTATTTACAAGATCATTATTTTTCCAAATTTCAAATATATTTGGTTTCATTCCGCGTCTGATTAGATACTTATCTGCTGCAATGGAAAATTCAAGTTCAACAAGTAACTCTTTTTGATTAATACTATTGACTAATTGTGGCTTGTTAATTTTTCTAAATGGCCTTCCATAGAGGGCAAAAACAACAGCTTCGATGAAAGTTGACTTTGAGGTTCCATTTGCACCACTAATGAGAGTTGTTTTAGATCTAACCAAATCAATTTCTATGAATTGATTTCCGACAGACATAATATTTTTATATCTAACTTTATTGAATTGTATGTGCATTAAGTCCTCACTGCGCTATATTTGCATTATTAATGCAAAAAGAATGAATAGTTGATTTTAATTTCAAATATTCATTGCTTCTAAGTATAATTGATCAACAACGGTTTTAATCTTAACTTTATTGATATTTGTTTCAACTGAGTCAATATATGAATGTAATATATCCTTCGTGTCTTTTGCTTCTTCTAACATTTCGGCAACACCGATTCCAGATAAATTCAATCCATCTTCTACTGTTTTAATATCAGCAGCACCACATTCATTTAATCTATTTAGGAATAAATCATATAGATATGGATTTGTTCTATTCTTTACGATAACTTTGACATAACAGTTTTTTAGTATTGATGTATCAAGAGCTGCAATATCATCAATCGCTAGATCAACATCATCATAGTCTAACTTATGATATATTCTATCATCATTTTCGACAAATGTCAACTCTCTTGTTTCAGTATCAATGACATGGAACCCTTTTTTACAACCATAGTCAGACCAGTTCATTTCATATTGAGCACCAAGATACTTGACGTTGCCGTATTCAGACTGGTGATGATAGTGACCAGAATAAACAGCTTCAAAATTCGAAAACTCTTTATGGTCAAATCCGTGGTCACTGACAATTCCTTTCATCAATTCAAAACCTTTTAAATCGAGATGACCGCAAAGAATGTGTGCCTTTGATTCCTTCAGGATTTTCATATTAGTCTCTGTATTCTCTTTGGTCAACCAAGGACACATTGCAAATTTTGTTGAACCAAAATCTAGATGAACCACAGTATCTTCATATATATGAATGTTATCATATTCTTTTAGTAGAAGTACATTTGAATTAACTTCATTTGTTGTTGTAAAGAATGTATCATGATTTCCAAGAATTGTGTGCATTTCAATATTGCGGCGCTTTAATTCATCAAAAAAGAACTCTCTTGATTTCTTGAGAGTATAAAAGTTAATGTACTTTCTTCGGTCAAAAATATCACCAAGATGTAATACAGTATCAATACCATATTCTTTTAAATACGGAAAAAACAAATTACCAAAGAACTTAGCTTGGTGTTCTAGAAATATCTTACTATCAGATCTTATTCCAAAGTGTGAATCGCATAATATAGCTATCTTCATTTATGTCCACTCTTTTCCTTTTCATACTTTGCAATTGCACTTCCGACTTCGTCTCTAATTTTAAGAAGTGTGGCATAATAAAATTGTCGTCTTTCTATATGTGTATTCTTATTGGTTAAATTCTTTATATAATCTTCAATTATTGTCGGTAACATCTTTTGCCTCGTCTATTTCTTTTTGTTTTTTACCTTTATTTAATTTAATTTTATAATCTTCAATAAAGTTATTGATATAATCGGCGCTTGTATTTAAATGTAGTGCAAGTTCCGATCCGCCTTCATATGTTTCACCCATTGAAATCATCGACTGCGATGATTTATATCTGATGTACATCTGTTTCTTCTCTTTAGCAATTCGTCTTAGAAATGCATACCAAATAATTTGAGTGAAATATGCAAAAGGATTTTCAGTCTTTTCGGGATTGAAGTTATGCATATATTGCAAACAATTTTCAATACCGTCCATAATCATATCTTCTTTAAAAGAATATCCTGAGAAGTTTGGTTTTGTGGATAACCTTGTTGCAATCTGAAAAATTGATTCGCCGATATATCTAGGAACCATAGGTTTCTCATCACCCGAATCTTCAGCATCACGACAATCTTTTTGATACTGAATGAGTGCTTGGTAAAGATCCTTGTTATTAATATAATTCTTTTTAACTCTTTTCTGTATCATAATACATTCCTTCTGGTTTTTTATTTTATAATATATCAAGTTATTCATTTGTCAACTAAAATTAAAGAACCATCTTTTGTGTTGACAAATTCACGACACATGGTATAATTGGATTATCATCCATAAAGATAAAGGTGAAACCTAAATCTATAAATCTATATTATATATCTTGAATGGGAATTGTTCCGCGGCATAGATTTCAATTCGGCGGCGGAAGTGTTGGAGAGTATAATTCGTAAATGAACCTACTGTCAAGTCGTCTGTAATATCATAGAGGATTGCTTTATCTGAGCCATTACCTTTGCGTAGTGTTCTACCAATTGACTGAAGAACTTTAATCTCTGCTTTGTATGCAGATGCAAAGACAGCATTGTCTATTCTTTTTATAGAAACACCTGTAGAGAAAACTCCGTACGAAGCTAGTATGTCATGTCTCTTCAATGGATCATTCTCAATCAAATGACGAATTCGTTCACGTTCTTCACCAGGTGTATTACCATAGATAAAATGTAGGATTCGTCCTTCTTTGCGTAGCAAAGGTTCTAAGATTTTACCATGTTTCTCAACCCAATCAAAAAGTATCAGGTTATTCTGATTGTCGAGGGAATGAACCAACTTCTGTATGTAATTGTTTCGTTTCTCATTTGCAAAAAGATATTCTTTTTCAAAAGCATATACCATGTTCTTTTTGGTAGGATTTTTCTTCTTCATGTCTTTGAGAGTTCTTACAAATGTATCTTTAGACTCTTTATCGTGTTGGAGAACAAGTGCTTTCACCTTGAAGTCCGCAACAGTACCTTCATCCATAAGCTGTTTCGTGGTAACAAAGCGTTTGATTGGACCAAACACACCTTCAAGTATCAGTCTATGAACTTTTGACTCTGACGAAATTGTACCTGTAAACCCATGGCGATAAGGTGCATCTGTTAGTTTTTCCATAATTGTTGTCAATGATTTTGCTTGGAACAAGTGTGCTTCGTCTCCAAGCACAACACGGAATTGGTCGAACCATTCTTTTGGTTGACGAATGAGTGATTGCCATGTTGAAACTACTATCGGAGCTGAAGTTGTCTTATCAACACCACCCTGAATTTTGTAAATCTGCTTTGGGTCACAACCATAATCAATAAAGTCGCCGGCCATTTGGTGAACAAGAGAAATTGTCGGAACAATAATCAATGTGCGATGATTAAATGCTCTCCAATAGTGCTGCTGAATTAGATAAATGATAAATGATTTACCAGATGATGTTGGAGACAATGAAAGTGATCTTCTATTCCGAAGAGCATTGAGAACATATTGAATTTGATAATCACGCGGCTTTAATTTTGCACCAATCTCTTCGGCAAGTTCTTCAACATAGTTATCTGGAATATCAGTTTCAGGTTCCATTGAATCTGGAATAACTATTTCATATTCACGATCCTCACAGAATTTCTTGATGTAGTCAACAAGACCAGCATATAGAAGTGGCCGCATTGGATTATACAAGCGAAAAAATCCATCCCAAACTCGGTTTTTATATGCTGGCGTAAATTGATAACCAGGTGGTCTAAATGAGAAATACTGGGATAGTTCTTGACGAATACCAGGATCACCTATGACCTTCATATGTACATCGTTAAAGTACTCAATAGTTACTACGTCTGCCATAATATATTAATATCCCCCAGCCTGGAAGCGGGCCCAGTCGATAGCTGCTCTAATCATAAAGTTTCTATTGTTGATTTGTTTGACAATGTCCTCAAGATAATTTGCTAATTGCAAATGATAGTCAATCTTGAGACTCAAGTTAATGACATCTTGGTCACTCTCAATATATTTATTTACATCAGCTCTTAAAATTTTGAGAGAATTTGGTCGCCAGCCACGGGTTTTCATGTCTTCTTCAGCCATTGTTCCGGTGTACCATTCATATTTGGCATGTTCTAGTTGAGTTAAATCGGCTCTATATTTTTTGAATCTCAGAGATTCTTTACTATATAATGTGTAATATTTGTTATGTAACTGCGGTATTTTAAGAGCTTCATGACCTAATACAACTTCATCAATCTTTGCATCCTTAGCCCACATTTCATTTAATTCTTCCAGTGTCATTGAAGTCTCCATACTATAAATCTATTTTATATATTATATAATCTTTTTAATAAAAGTCAACTACTTAAAGCTGTTCTATTTCATAATAATCGTATTGAAATGTTACAGTTGCCTCTGGATAGACTAGGTCCGAGGATGTAGTATCAAGATTTATTTCTGAAAGACTTATTGGAAAGCAATT